AATTACAAATTCCTCTGCCTATGACACGAAAGTGTCATAGGTAGCATTGTCTTAATGCTGGGGATTAATTAAGTGTGCTTAATTAATTACAAATTCCACATGGATGATTAGTGAATTATAATTGACTAGATAATTTATTTAGAAATTTAGTGTTAAAAGAGTAATGACTTTTGAAAAACAATTTTGTAGCAGATGCACCAATATTCACTTTTGTATAAAAGTGGGTAAAAAATGGTATTGTGAGCCATGCTTTGACGAAGTAGTAAACGATCCAGAAACTAAAAGACAAATGGAACAAATTATGATTCAATGTGGAATCGAGGATCTGGAATGAAATGTACTAAACAAAAATGCAATCACCCTGAGCTTGGATTTAGGGATTGTCCATATTGTGGGAATTCTTGGAATTGACCCCTTTAGTGTTCAAGATTCAAATCCAACGCAAGGGCCATGCAACCTGCTCAAAGTGTGGTAAATTTATTTCAAATAGAGCTGCCAGGAATTACCGCTTTTGCCCACACAAAAACTGTGGGGAACGACTTTGAAATATTGTTGCAACTTCTGTAGAAGAACGTTCTCTTGGGAAACATACATCATTAAACATATCATCTTACGACATAAAGCCGACATGTATCATAAAAAATTGGAATTTCCCATTCCAACACCCCATTTTATTTAATCCTATATTTTTTTACAAACATTTCAAACCTCTCCTTACATCTAACACATTTTAAAACACTACAATTATTTCTATAATCCCAATCTAACAAAACAATTCCAAAATGATTACATTTTGTACATGTCACATATGTCATATTTTTTCTCAAGCCTTTTGGAGGATATAACATATTAAATTAATACAGATTGCAAAACTGTCAAGAGTGTAATTATTGATCCGATAATTGCAGCGAGCTTAATTTTAGAAAAGCTCATTTAATTTGTAGTCCCGAATATCCCGAATTATTTCCCGCGGGACTAGATCCGACATTCAAATAAATTGTATTGTTTATGAATACTTTTGTTACCCTATCCTGGATTTCAAAAACCGCGTCAGCGTTTCCTAAATTACCAATATAACCAATACTTGTTCCATCAATCAAATATGCACCAGTAGCTCGTCCCATTACTGTCGTAATAATACATTCTACTGTTGCAGCTGGTTGGAACGTAATGTCATTACCATCTGTAGCCAAACCATTAACAACATCGCCAACTGCCATTATTTACCAAATCCATCCTTGGACATCGTCATCAGATCCTCTAACAATAGTAATTTCTTTAACAGTTCTTGTTTCTGTTTTTCCCGTTGGATGTCCGTTTTTATCTTGGAGAGGTATTTTAATTTTAAAATCTTTCTTTGGAATTGAATCTTCTGCTTTCTGATATTTCAAAAATTTTTCGGAACTAGAATTAAATTTTTTCCATAAAATTTTTTCATCTAACCTTAATCCTTTTACTTTCATTATCCCACCGCCACCATTGTTGTAAATAAATTTCCATCGTTAATTTGCGTTAGTGGACTTGAGAGCGAACCGCCATCCCCCGCAAGTGAACTATTATGAGTATGTGCAGTAACACCAGTTGTTCCGCCACCGCCACCAAATGACATTATAAAGCCCCCAATAGTTTTGATTTTGGCATAGCTGCCATCTGACCTGAAATAATAACTGGTCCAGCAGCTCCAGGTAATACCGTAACGGATACAATATTCATATTTGAAAATGATCTGAAATTAGAAGCAGGCAAATTAATCATAGGGCCAGTAGATGAATTCAAACGATAGCTAGAAGTATTTGCAGAATCTTGATTTTCAATCTGAAGGCTTATTGCAATGGCATTAAATTCTGTGGGGAATGTAACAGTTCTTTGAACTGCACCAGCAAGCACAGTAATAAAAATTGGGAATGATTCTATCTCTGTCGAAGCTGGTTTGGTTAAAACTTCAAAACCTTGTATTACAGTCGCCATGATTGAAAACCTAGAACATATTTGCGTATTTTATAATAAATTGATAAGCTTGAAGTCCACCACCAAGTATAGTTTGTGCTGAAGAATAACTCAATTGTTTGCCTCCAGAAACGCCTCCGACACTAAAGTTTATTGGTCCTGGGACAGTTCTTCCGGCTGAAGCTGGATCAGAGTTAGAACTAAAGAATGTTGGACCAGCTTCTAAATTATTAACGAAAAGTCTAGTTTGAAATTGTACTGTTGTTAAAGGTTGAACTGCATTAACAAAATCAACAATTGAATTATCCTTGTTAAGTTGTTGTACACTTAATCCAGTGACATCATCTGTTGCTAGTGCAAATACATTGATGGAAGCTGCTGGAGCTGCTCTTGTATATTGTCGCATTATTGGAACTGCCATTATAATACCTCCATTGCTGGGGCTACATTAGCGTTTCCCCTTGGTCTTGATAACATAGATAAAGCCATAGATCCGATAATACCTTCAATTCCGCCCATTACATAAGCACCAGCTGGGGCTGCATATCTACCTATTGATGATGTTGGGGCTATCATTGAGATAACAGCTGTGGCTATTGCTGCCCCGCCAACTCCTAAGGCCACCTTTTTCAAAGTACCTGAGCTTGCAATGGATTTTAATTTCAACCTATTATTAGATTTCTTCTTAGGTTTATTAGGTTTTCGTTTACTGCCTTTAACTTTTTTAACATAGGCTTTCCTTGCTGTTTTTCGTATATCGCCTTTTTTAGTTGATCTCTTTTTTGCCCTTTGTCCTAATTTTTTATCATTTGCTAATTGTTTAGCACTTCTTTTTTTCTTAGCCAAATCTTCCCTCCATTCCTTCTCTTCTACTTGTTATGGTTACTGCTGTTTCTGTTGCAGGCACTGTTGATGTTACGGTTTCTGTGAATCCCCCATTCTCATCTGCGGTACTTGTGGCTGTTACTGCTGCTTCTGGTGTAACCCCTGGTTGATCTGAAGCTGTATTAACTGCGGGATTACTTCTTGTAGTATTTGAGGCGGTTGATGATTGTTCTTGTAAGATTGTTGTAACTGAATCCCCTCCCCAAAATAATGACTTTAATGCAAATAATGGATCTAGTAATCTAGTAGATCCTGCCCCAATACCTGACAAAAATGTATTGATTCCCCCCCCTATAGAACCAAGACCTGAACCGAAAGCACCGAAAGTTTGGCCCAATGCACTTGCAGACTCTGATGCATGACCTGGTTTGGTTAAGACATTAGCTAGAAAGGCAATCCCTAAACCTACCGCAGCAAGGGGCACAATTTTAGAAAGTAGGCTCATTATAATCACCATTCATTAAATTAATCTTAGTTATACAAAAACCTTTCACCTTTACAAGTTGGGCAGTCATGCAGCATAAACTTCTCAACACCGCTAGATCCTATATCATTTGTAATTACCTGACCAGTAGGTATTTTTGTTATTGTATCCTCGCAAGTCTTACAAGGTTGATTCTTCAATTGTTGTCGGGCCTTTTGTATTGTTCCCTGGTTGCCTGGTGAATTTTTCCACAATTGATTTAATTGCGTCAGGGTTGGACTTGATATAATTTTCAATAAATCCAATCGCGTTCTTGTTCTTTAAAAGTGGTCTTATTGAAGCGGGAAGCTGCGGTGCAATCTGTTCTATGATACTACTTATTGCACTGAATGGATCATCTGCTTCATCTGGTGCGATTGATATTGATTTTTTAGCCTGGTTGATTCTACCAGTTAATCTCTTATTGGTTGATTCAAGATCTGCGATATACATATCATACTGTCTTTTAATTTTATTACTAATTGGTGAGCTTCTACTAAAATTCCTGGTAACAATAACAGCACCGAAGCTAGCACAAATAATTGAAACCATGACGAAAAAAGGTAGGTACTGCTCAATCACTCCTATTATCCCCCACTTTTACTTAATATTTGCTTGTATTAAGCCTGAATACCCCCCACACACCTTACTCCTTACTTAGTGCCTACGAACACTTTTTTCCTCGAATTCAGAAAAAGAATTTAATTAATTACAAATTCCTCTGCCTATGACACGAAAGTGTCATAGGTAGCATTGT